GAATGGAAAAGAATCACGAACCAAAAGAAAGTGAAGATATGATGGAACGTAAATCAAGACGTTTATATGATATGATGATGGAATATTCAAAACGTCGCAGACGACCTATAGATAAAAAACGAATTGTTGAACAAATAAACATGGGGTTTTTCTATACTGATAGAACTTATGGTATGTTTGATGATACACTTTTAACCACAGCATTAAATGAAGATTTGGAAGACGCTGCTTTAGCATTGGCGAAGAATGGTAAAAAAGCCAATATTGGACATGTTAATGCAGAAGGAAATTACGCTTTATTATTGGCGTGTAAAAAAAAGTATAAGGATGTTGTTAATGAATTATTAAAACATAAGGGCAATCCATGTAGTCCTAACTCTGAAGGTGAAACTCCATTGTCGTATGCTGTTTCTGATGTGGATATGATTGATATTGTTAAACTACTTATTGATAAAGAAGTATGTGATGGAAGCGATTATAAGAAAGAAATGGTGAGAATATTAGAAGTTGGTAATTTTGAAGCTTTTAAATTATTAGTTGACGTTCCCGAATTAAGTCTTAATTCCTACGTTTATATGAACGAATCAAGATTAACGTTATTGGAATATATTTTTATTAGTGATTTAGGACCTGATTATTCAGAGAATCATAGATATGCCCAAGAATTATTAAAAAAAACAAAAATTGGTTGTGACCCTTTACATGTTAATAGAACTCATAATATTAGCGCTTTATTATTCGCGATTGGTGAAACAGGCTCTGATGTTAAGTTATGCATTCATAACATAAAAGAAATATTGAAATATGCAGAGGAAGAAAATGATACTAAATATGTGGATTTTAAAAGTCAGACTGGTCATACTGCTTTTGATTTAATTTTTCAAAACGCATTTTCGGATGGAGGTAGGATTGATATTCGTATTTTAAAATTGTTTATTGATTATTATTATAAAAATAAACCTAACAGTAAATCTTTTTTGAGAAACATACCAATAATGTGCAACGAACCCGCGCTATTTGAAGCATTAAAAAATTTGTATCCTGCGAATGTTAGAGAACTATTAGATAACGCTTGTGTTGATGTTGTCGCGGCCACAGCCACTCTTACGAGACCTCGCACACCAACCCCTGAAATACCAGTTGGCAAACGTAGTAGTAGCAAACGTAGTAGTAGTGAAAAATTAGAAGACGCTGAGGAAATTCCTATTGTTAACGCATTAACACCGGTGTCGCCTCTTCCTTTATGGGCTCAGGTTGATGACCCACATGAAGTTGGCGTTCGTATGCCAAAACCATATTCTCCTAGACGAGGAGGTAAAAAAACAAGAAAATTAAAAAAACGTTTATAATAATTTTTTCATTTTAACAATTTTATTTGTTCTTTATCCAATGAACAAATAAAATTTAATATTGCGTCAATAATACAGAGAATATTTAAAATTTATGTATATATAATACTATATATTATGTTTACATCTTTTAGCACATTTAATTCTATTATTGCAAAAAAAAACCCTGGTGTTGTGATAATAGTTCCAACGAGCAAAACTATAGGTACTGTATTAAATATGTCGCCTTCAGTTGCTGCGCTTGGTCAAAACGTAGGATTAATTCAGGTTGGAACAGTAAGTGCTGACAATCAAATGATAATGTTATTTAATCAAGTTGGAACTAGTGTGATTTCTACAAATGGTGGAACAACGTGGCAAGTATTTCATGCTAATTATTGGGGAATAACCATAAATGTTAATATGTTAGTTATTAATCCACCGAACCCACGCATGATATCTGATAATAAACAAACATTATGTTTTATGCGATACTTTTCATCAAATGGAGGAACTACCTGGACTGATTTAATTCCAACATATATTGCTGGAGCGTCGTACGTTCCCCAAATTGTAACTGATTCCACAGGTCAATATGTTTATTTTACAGCTATTTGGTCAGGTAATTTATCTGATTTATGGCGTTCTTCAAATTACGGAGGAACTTTTACAAGATTAACTGGTGCAAGTGTCAATCTAGGTATTGGATTTCCTGGTTCCACTAGTTTATCATATCGTGCGGTGGACGTGTCAACAACAGGAAGAGTTGTAGGTGTTTATGAACAATCTACAAATACTATTTATCTAAGCACTAATTATGGTAGCACATTCACTGCGTCTTCTTATAAACCATCATTTTTGAATATTACAAACAATTTTATATCAGTTACTGAAGTTAATATTATTTATGTTGGAAGTGGTGCATACGCTTATAAAAGTACAGATAATGGTGTCTCTTTTACAAACATATATTTTGTCAATTCTTTAACTTCTCTGCGAACCAGTCCAGATGGACAATCATGGGCATTGGGTAGTTTGTCAAACGCCACTGGAATAGTAATTTCAACAAATGCGGGAACAACTACAAATACGTATTTAAGTGTACCAAACCAAAAGTATTATTATGGTGGTAGTGCTTTTTTTACTGATATAACATGCACAAATCTATACGGAACTGCTAATTTTACTGCCATTAATGGTTCTCAGGGGTTGTTTTCTAGAATATCAGATAATTTCAAAACAATAACTTATTTGGGACCAGACCAAACAAAAATGAACAATAATGGTGCGCCTGGACCCCAACAACTAAGTAATTCAGTATCAATGTCAGTTGATGGACAATATATTTTATTAGGTAGCAATGTGGGAGTACCATATAACTATCTAACTTTATCTACTAATTCCGGAATTAGTTGGAAAAATATTAATCGTAATAATCCTGCGGGTGGATGGCCAAATGCTACAACATCGGGATCTTTCCCTAGTATGTCCTATACTTGGCAGAACACATCTATGTCTAGTAATGGTCAAATAATGGTCGCGTGTAGTGCCACAACTACTGCGTATGTATTTTTATCAATTAACTATGGTTCATATTTTACTAAAATTAGTGGACCTGGAAATACTACAGGTTTGCCAACTACGATTACAAACACATGGTTTTCTTCAATCTCTAGCGATGGTGCAACAATTTTGTTAGTTGCAAATGGTCTTTCTGCTTATTTGTCAACAAACAGTGGAACATCATTTACTACTCTAGGTACTGGTAATGGGTTAACTGCAACAGCAGCATGGAACTACTGTTCTATTGGTTATACAGATCCAAACTATATGTTATTATCTGGAGCAGGATTGTTTTTAAGCACAAATAAAGGAACAAATTGGACAAAAATAGATGGAACTGGTAATTCAAGAGGACTACCTACAACATCAACTAGTTATACTTCTTTAACCGTATCAAGTGATGGTTCTAAAATGTTAGCAGTTCTATCAGCATTATATTATAGTTCTAATTTTGGTGCCAATTGGACAAGATTTGACGGCACTGGTAATACCACTGGATTACCAACTGCCGCATCTTCAACTTTTGTAATTAGTGGAATGTCAGGAGATGGAACTAAAATATTAACTGGAATAACTTCTGGTGCTGCATACTTGTCAACAAATAGTGGAACATCTTTTACGCAAATAAACTCAGCAACAGTAGTAAATGGTTATTTGCAAGCAGCAACTGCTTCCTGGGGCCAAATGTTAATTTCAAATAATGGACTCGTATTTTATAGCAATGTAGGAACAGGAATGTGTTTTTGTTATGATGGGTTAGCAAGATATTGGTCTTCTCCAAATTGGCGCTACGATTTGCAAGGTAGACTTCAAGGTTTTGGTTCATTACCTTACAGTGGTTGTACTTACAATAATGTATTATTTTCAAATGATGGAAATGTTGTGTTAGGAGCAGTAGGAACAATAGGTGGTTCTACAAACCTTACTTTAATAATATCGTATGATGGAGGATATACATTTAATTATATAACAAATAGAGGACAGTTATCAGGACCCGCACAAAATGCTTTTAATATAAATTGGCTAACTGCTTGCATCTCTTATACAGGCCAATATATGTTAGCGTCACAAACAAACGGCGCATATTTAACTACTAATTATGGACTTACTTGGCTATGTGTTGCTGGACCATTGGCAACTTCTGCCGCAATATCAACAGGTCTTCCAACCACAACACAAACATGGTCATGTTCAACAATGTCATCTTATGGTGGGGTTTCTATGCTTGGCATAACAGGTGGAGCATTATATTTATCTACAAATAGTTTTACTAGCTATTCTATTGTTAGTGGCCCTACTTCGCAATTTACGACAAATGGGTTGCCAATAACTGTACAAAATTGGAATAAATTGATTTGTTCTTATGATGGTTCTAAAATATTAGCGTCTGTTTCTAGTGGGTCATTATATTTATCTACGAACACTGGGACATCGTGGGCAGTAATCGGTGGTGCTTCAAATGCTCGTGGACTGCCTACTGCAGCAACAGCATGGAGTAGTTTGGGTATTAGTGGAACCAATGGACAATATATGTTGGCAACAGCAAACAGTGGGGGGTTTTATTTATCATCAAACACAGGAACATCTTGGATTCAACTTTCTGGTATTACTAATTCTTATGGGCTTCCTAGCGTTGCAAGTGCGTGGACATGTAATGCGGTTAGCGCAGACGGTTCAATAATGATGGCAGCAATTAATAATGGTAATTTATATTATTCAACTAATAGTGGAACTACTTGGACAACTTATAGTTATCCATATAGATGCACCACACAATTATTTCCTTGGTATTCGTTGTCTATGACGGCTGATGGGTCTAAAACATTTGCAACATTAAATGGAATGGATTATTTTATTATTACATATAGTTAAAAATAGTAATTATGCAGAATAAATTTGCCAGAACTTATCATAAAAAATTGATTACTTTTTATGATAAACAGCAATCGGTAACTAATAACATGCCTCGCGCAATTGTTCAAGAGTCTGAGCCGGAGGAGGAGCGAGTGGAGACGATGTTTTCCTATTCCAAGGTGAAGGACACTATTGTCCTATATGGAACACCTATCGTGGAGTTATGTGGCATCTACGTGGTGTGGATTGTTCTACACTATGTGTGTTCGCACCTCTATGTGGCTTGGTGCACTCCTCTCACTGTAGTGGGATTCCTATTGTCACCGTTCGTGGTACCAGCGCCTCACTGCCAGGCATTCCGTTGGGTCATCGTCAACGGCAGCAATAGCATCACTGCCATGTGGTTTGCAGTGGGGACGTGGATTGCCAAGAAAATTATCCTATAAAAAAAGCGCGTCAAACTCGTCTGTATATAGTGTATTTTTTTGTATCAAGTTTTCTATAACAATATCCATTTTGCTACGATTTTCATTTAAAATGCGTTTGGCTTCATCATAAGCATTGCGTACTAGTTCTAATGATTCTGAATCCATTATTTCTTTTGTTTTCTCGGAATACTTTGCACCAACTCCTAGGCTGCGTCCTAAGAAAGGGTTGCGGTCACTATCTACGTCTTCATTATAAAACGCTTCCAATAACTTGCCCATCCCATAATTTCCTATCATACGCTGCGCCATAGAATTGGCTTGTTTGAGGTCTTGGACTGCACCAACAGATACATATTCTTCACCATAATAAAGAGTTTCAGCAGCTTTACCACCCATGGCAACTATAAGCCGCTTTTTTAATAGATTCTTTGTGTAAAGACCACTTTCTGTTATGTTCTGATATTCATTAAAAAGAGTATATCCTCCAGCACCATTGTATGTGCTTTGAATTGTAACCTTTTTCAATTCAAAATATTCTTTAAATTCATTACATAATAATGCATGTCCAGTCTCATGAATAGCAACACGACGTCTAGCTTCATCTCCACGGGTATCTGTTTTGCGAACTAAGCCAACTATTAATTTATCAAGTGCATTTAATACATCTTGTTCGCTTATTACTGTTTTACCTGTTCTGGCGGCATAGATTGCGGCTTCATTTAATAGGTTCTTTATTTGGGCTCCTGAAAATCCTGCTGTTAGCTCTGCTACTAAATCCAAATTAATATTAGATTCAAACTGTTTATTTCTTGAATGCACGTTTAATATATCTCTACGTGAGTTTTTATCGGGAAGAGCTACCGTAATAATTCTATCAAAACGCCCGGGTCTAAGTAAAGCTGCGTCCAAAACATCTTTGCGATTAGTTGCTGCAATTATTAAAACACCTTCGTTGTCTGAGAAACCATCCATTTCCGCCAAAAGTTGATTTAATGTTTGTTCACGCTCATCATTCGCCATATTTATTCCAGCACCTCTTTGACGACCCACTGAATCTATTTCATCAATAAAAATAATGCATGGTTTATTATCACGAGCTTTGTTAAATAGATTACGAATTTTGGATGCTCCTGCGCCAACAAATACTTCCACAAATTCACTTGCTGAAATTGAGACAAAATTAGCATCTGCTTCACTTGCTATAGCTTTTGCTAACAACGTTTTACCGGTTCCTGGTGGGCCTTCCAATAATATTCCACGGGGTATTTCTGCGCCTGCGTTCTTGTAAATAGTTGCGTTTTTTAAATAGGAAACTACTTCAGTGCATTCTTCAAATATTTCTGGACTTCCAGCAAAACTTGTTAATGTGATGTTGGATTTCTTCATAAGTTCTTTGTCTTTCTCCAAATCAATGTTGAGAGACCCTGGTAGTCCCGGCATACCACCACTAAATGGGTTTCTTGTGTTGCTACCATTTGATAAAAACATAGACCTTATAAAAGATATAAGTAGAGAAATAAAAATAAACGGAACGAACAGATTATTAACACCGTTTAACACATCTGTCGCAATTACTTGAATAGGACCTGGGTCTTGTTGTTTTACAAATATAGGTTCTGCACTGTTTTTAATAGTTGTTTCTATTAAATTCGTGCTTACTGGTGGTATAATATCTGTTATTGTGAAATCTTCATACAAATCGTCGGTTGCGACAACGTTCTCGGAAATAACTCTATCATATTTTGGTGAAAAATATACCTTTGATATTTCATGGCGTTCTATTTTTTGTAATAGGTCTGGATAAGGAACCTTTTTTAAATAGTACTGATTTCTCATAGCTGTATTAATGTCTGATGCGTCTTTCATAAAAACGCCTCGTCTTAATGAAAAAACTAACGGTAAACATAATAAATAATTTAAAAACCGCATATTTATAATTAATGAAAAAAGGTTTTATACCCTTTATCAAACTTTTATTAATTACTTTTTTCAAAACAATTCTGGACTATCTACTTTGGTCTTGGATTTCGCTCTCTCTCTACACATCAGTGATAGTGAGGTTAATAGGATTGAAGGTTCCGATGGGGAGGTGGGTGTGGAAGTCGTAAACGAGGTTTTGGTCGTCAATGAGGTATTGTTTGTCGTTGAGGTTAAGGA